GCGGCCATGACAAGGGCGTCAAAATATCTTTAAAGGACAATAATGATGGGGTTTTTACAAGAATACGGACACAAGTTAGTCGAGCAGGGTTACGAAATTGTTCCAATCATGAAGAACAAAAAGGCACCTATGCTCTCCGGCTGGCAGGATATCAGATCAACGCATGAGGATGTCGATGCGTGGCTGTCTAACGGCCATAAGGATGGCGGTGTGGGCGTCTTATGCCGCAACACCATAGCGGTTGATATCGATTGCTATGACAAGAACCTAAACAAAAAGCTGGTGATGTGGTTAGAAGAGAACGTCGGCACATCACCTGTCAGATACGGCAATTTCCCGAAGTGCATCCTACCTTATAGAGTTGAGCAAACATTTAAAAAGATCAGAAGCTGTGAGTATGAGGATGCCATGTCCACCACTCACGCCGTTGAGGTGTTAGCTGACGGCCAACAGTTTGTCGCTTACGGTGTGCACCCGACAACGCAAAAGCCTTATCGGTGGAATGCAAGTCGAGGTGGCATTGCTGATCACGCTCAAAACTCACTGCCTTTGATGACGAGAGAGAAAGCCGAGGCTTTTGTTTCTTATTTTGAACAATGCGCCGGTAATGAAACAAATTGGGAGCTTGCGAGGAAGGGTGTATCGCATGTCGATATAGACCCCGATGATATTTCCATGCTTAAACCCAAAATGGATGTCGATGAGGCCGGTGTAAAGGAGCTGCTTAACAGTGTTGACCCCGACGCTCACCATGATGATTGGGTAAAGGTCGGCATGGCACTGCACCATCACTTCGATGGCGCTGATACCGGGTGGATGATCTGGGATGAGTGGTCAGCCGAGGGCAGTAAGTACCGAGAGAATGAGTGTGAACGCCGATACGCGACATTCGACACGAAAGGTCGAGCCCCTGTGACAATGGCGTCTGTTAAGCAAATGGAAAAGGCGGTCGTTAGTGAACAGGTCATAGAGGAGCGACTGCCAAGAATGCTTAAAGAGTGGGCATTTGTGCACGTTGAGGGTTCAGCGCGAGTTATCCGCGAGGATGTGAGCAAGGGCAGTATCGTCCTTTACAAGCTCGAAGATTTAAAGAAAGAACATATGAACTGCCGCGTGCTGTCAGGCGATGAGAAGCCCAAGCTTCTTAATTTAGTAGATATGTGGCTAGAGCATCCAGGGCGCAGAACCTATGCGGCTGGACTGTCCTTTGCCCCCGACATGGAGATTCTTGATCGCTACAACCTGTGGCGGGGGTGGAGCTTTATCCCATTGAAGGGTGATGTCGAACCGTGGTTGGAGTTCGTCACCAGTGTGGTGGCTGACGGTAATCAGATACACGCTAATTACATTATTAGCTGGGCGGCTCAGATGGTTCAACAGCCAATGACCAAGATCGGTGTTGGTTTGGTGCTAAGAGGTCGCAAAGGCACGGGTAAGACCAAGTTCGGTGAGCTCTTAGGTGGTCTGTTTAAGGCTCATCACAAAATAGTCAGTAGGGCAGAGCACGTTACTGGTAACTTTAACCGCCACCTTGAGGACACGTTACTGCTACAAGCGGATGAAGCTTATTGGGCTGGGGCAAAAGCCTCCGAAGGTGCGCTGAAGGACTTACTGACCAACCCGGAGATCACCATTGAGCGCAAGGGCGTTGATGCTTACACCGCGCCAAACTACACGCGCATTCTATTTACCAGTAACGAGGAGTTCGTTGTCCCGGCTAGTCTGGATGAGCGTCGCTTTGCTGTATTTGATGTCGGTATTGACCGAAAGCAAGACTCTAAATATTTCTCTCAACTTGACCGCTGGTATAACACGGGCGGGGCGGGCGCATTGCTTGAGTACCTTAAAACCTTTGACCTATCCACTACCAATTTGAGGCTAGTACCTCAGACCGATGCGCTGCAAGACCAGAAGTTGGAGGCGCTTAACACCGTTGATCAGTGGCTGTACAACGGCCTGATGAGCGGGGAGCTGCGAGAGAACCGAGTGGCTGGTAACTGTATTGGGTGGGGCGAGGAGGCTCCAAAGTCTGAGATTTACCACATTTATTGCTCAAGTGTGACCAAGTTTCAAATGCCCGTGAAAGAGTCGGCGTTTTGGAAAGCTATTCGTGGGTACGCAAACATGTTCAGTGGTGAGTGCAACAAGTCGGTGGCCGGTAAACGATTTAGGACGATACAGGTGTGCGGCTTAGAGGCTGGTCGCTTTATCTTTGATGCCAGTAACGGCTTAAAGGTTGATTGGGCTGAGTTCGATGAGAGCAAAACAGAGGATGTCTTTGACGATATTTGGGAGACAGGTGATGCGTAGACTGAAATACCTATTTAAACGTGCATTTAAACGTGCATTAACAGCCGTTAAAGGCGCAAAAAACTGTCACTGCGCCTATGTCATTCGGCCCAATGTCGTTGAGGTTAAGTGCGCTAACTGCGGTGGAGTTCAGAAGCATTCGAGGTGGAAGTAATGGGTAAAGGTAGCAAGCAGCGCCCAACATCAGCGGCGTTTTACGACAATTTTGACAAGATATTTGGAGCAAAGGCCATGACGAGATACAAGTGTGAGCGGTGCGGTGTAATAGATGAAAGCGAGGTGCACGAGATCGTTGAAAAGAACTGGGAGCCAATGGGTGATCAGTATGTAGCACGGAATTTTATACATTTAGAGTGTGAGCGGTGCGGCGGTGAAGATGTTGATGAGTTCAACCCGGCGTATTGCGACACTTGTGACGATTAAAACCCCCTAGAGTTCGGCAAATTCCCCTTAGTCGATACTCTCTTTGCCTCTAACCTTTGCGGGTTAGGGGTTTTTTTTACCTCTAAATACAACCTGTAGTTGACGATACAACTTAGATATGAGACAATGACTTCGTCATCAAGGGGATGGCACTAACCAAGGGGCTACAAAATGAACATGACATACGAAGTTGATTTTAAAAGACCAGAAGAAAGAAACTGGCATCAATACGGAGTTAATTCAATTGAAGAAGCTCGTAATCCACCGCCACTGAGCAGAGATCAAGCTGAAGATATAGCGGCAAGGTACAAGGCTGACGGTTACGAGACCAAAATTACAAGCGACACGATTTACTTTTCTTTATAATTAACCGCCCCTTCGGGGGCATAACTAAAGTGATGGGGAATAGAGTGATGAAAATAAGAATAGCGTTTACCGTAGATGTGGATGCCGATGAGGTTTATCGGTTCCAAGAGAGTCTGGATGCAACCGATGAGGATATGCGGTCTTTCGTCCGTAGCTACATCATCAGTGGCGGGGTTGGAACCTTAGAGGAGGCAATGATCAACAACGCATTTGCCTATGAAGCTGTGAGGGTAGTCGAATGAACTTATTTGAACTGGATGAGCTCATACACCAGCTCGAACGCAAGCAGCGTGATAACGATGAGATGCTCCAAATGTACCGCTACAAGCGCGGTGAGCTTAGAGAAGTCGTGAAGGGGCGCATCGCTGGCATTATGTCGGGCGTCAGTGTGTCCGCAGATACAACCAACAGTGGTATACTAAACCAAACGAGGTACTAATATGGATCAGTTAATCGGTGCAATAGTTTTAATTTTTACAGCGGTCTGCCTTTACGGCGCTTTCTTGATGTTTCTTGATAAACAACGCTCGTTTGAAATGAGGAGAGAACTTGAAAATCGTCGATATAACCGAGAAGGTCAAGAGTAAAGCCCAAGAGCCTGTAAGCACTAGAACCTCTCAGGCTCTTCTTGATTCCCTCTCCGACTTCTGTGAATACTCCATGCACAACAACATCAAAGCCTTTGCGGTCGTTGCCATCGACAGTGATGGTCAAGTGTCTAACTCTTGGCACAGCGATGGAACACCAGTGGTATCCGTTCTAGGTGCTATTGAATTAATGAAGATAGACTTCATGGATGAATACCTCTAAGCGTTCACCGCTCACCGCATAACCCTCATAGCCTTATATCATTACGTTGTGTCCTTACCACTTATTACAATGCACGCCCATTAAACTGTGAGGTGTGTAATGTTGTTTGTTTGTCTGTTTTGCGTTGTTTTCTTAGGATTGATAGCCGGGGATGATTTGAAGGTGTAAGGCGGTGAGGCTGTGAGGCGTACAACCAAAGGCCAAACGTACGGGGTAGTACGGGGTAAATTAGCACCTTGTACGCCTCTGAAACCCGCGCCACTACTGGCGGCGTACAAGGAGTACAAGGTAATCTTCTTTTTTATTTAATAAGAAATAAAAAGGGTATATAGGCTCCCCGTACCCTGTAACAAAATCCTACTGACTTTTTCCTATTTACCCCGTACTCCTTGTACGGATCGCTACAGCCCAGAGCTGGTAAGGCTTAGAGGCGTACAAGGTAAATTCTCTACCCCGTACGCACCCCGTACGCCTACCACTAAAAGCTCTGAAACGTACTGGCGGCGTGGCCTGTAGCCCGTACAAGGTAAATCAAACACCCGATAATCAGTCAACCAATGTAGACAACAGAACTGCGGACACACAACTCTTGGTTGTATTGCGTTATAATCGGCGTCATTCACGCTGTAACGAGGAGTAAGAACATTGGCAAACACAAAGCCCATTGATTACGAGAAGGTCAGAGAACTAGCAAGCATCGGCCTTACCGATGAGCAGATAGCTGTAAGCATCGGTGTGTCACGATCTACTATCACAAGGCGTAAGCGCGAGGACGCCGCATTTGACGCAGCTATAAGGGATGGCAAGCAAGCCGGGCTCACAGCCGTAACCAATAGCCTGTTCGGTGCTGCAACTGACGAGACTAAACCTAATATGTCAGCAGCCATCTTCTACCTGAAGAACAGAGGACAAGGAGCTTGGCGCGATAGAACCGAAGTGGATGCTAACGTAAGCGGCGGCATCGAAGTAACTCACGACATAGATGCTGCACTGCAAGCGTTGCGCGATGCGGGCGTTGACCCGTCCAGTTTGTAGGCGCACCGATACATGATGGGACGGATATCTAATAGAATCAATGACTTACAGCGTCGCGGGGTAATTTGCGGGGTGTTAGGCTGTCAGGTTTTGCGGTTTTGAGCCCGTTTCGCAAAATTGGGACTCCCGCCCCCGGCAGTACGTGGCGGCATATATCGTTACATATAGGGCGCAAATAATGGCAAAAGCGTCTGAGAGAAAGACTTCAAAAAAACCGGCTTCAAAGCTCACCGCCTCGCAAAAAAATAAGGCGGAAAAAATAGCGGAAGCCATTCGTATAGTAAAAGTTCACAAAGCGCAAAACCGTCTCGCCTATTTCCAGCCCTATGAGTGGCAAGAAGAATTTTACAAGGCTGGCAAGACCAATAAGCAGAGAATGCTTATGGCTGCAAACCGCGTCGGCAAAACGGCCTCTCAAGCAGCAGAGGTTGCATACCATTTAACAGGCTTATATCCAGATTGGTGGGAGGGGATCAGGTTCACCCGTCCTACTAAGATTTGGTGTCTGGGTGTTTCTGGTGAGCAGCTTCGCGATGTAATTGTGAAGGAGTTAATCGGCACCTACCTTGGTGAAGGTAAGTTTGATGGTTCTGGTCTTATACCGCAAAAGCTTATCTATCAGGTCACACCGGCTATGGGTACGCCAAGGCTTCCAAGAGATGTGGCTGTGCGGTATGCCACTGGAAACACTTCGACTGTAAGTTTCAAGTCCTACACTCAGGGTCAGCATGTATTGATGGGATCGAGTCAGGACTATATCTGGATCGACGAGGAACCAACCGACACCGCAATATACCCACAGTGTCTAACGCGAACAGCGACCGGTAATGACGGGAAGGGTGGTTACCTCGTCGGTACTTTAACGCCTGAGAACGGGATGACTGAACTGGTTAGCCAGTTTATGGATCACCCGGTTCAGGGGCAGTACCTAAAGAATGTGACATGGGAGGATGCACCGCACTTAGATAAGGCTGTGCGTGAGCAGTTATTGGCTGCTATTCCTGAGTACCAGAGGGATATGCGGAGTAAAGGTATTCCGGTTCTTGGTGAGGGCATGGTGTTTCCTATCGCTGAAGAGGTTATTCAGTGTGAGCCGTTTGAGATACCCGCACATTACAAGAAGTTGGCGGCGGTGGACTTTGGGATAACGCACCCTACTACTTGTGTCTGGACGGCTTATAACCCAGACAGTGACACTATTTATGTGTATGACGCCTATAAGAAAGAGGGCGAGATACCCGCAGTACACGCCACTATGATAAAAAGTCGGGGCAAGGACATCCCCGTTATATATCCGCATGACGGTGATAACACAGAGAAGGGCAGCGGTCGAACGCTGGCAGAGATGTATTTAGAGGCGGGGGTGTTGATGATTGGGCGGTTCACAAACGCTGACGGTACTAACTACGTTGAGCCCGGATTGATGGAGATGTTAGAGAGATTCAGAACTGGGCGCTTACAAGTGTTCAGCAATTTGGCTCCGTGGTTTGAGGAGTTTCGGCGGTATCACCGAAAAAAAGGAAAGATACATAAAGAGCATGACGATCTTTTGGATGCGACACGTTATGCAGCAATCTCAGTGACGCGCTTTGGGCAGAACCAAGTCGAGCGTGAGCAAATGACAACAGGGCGAGGTAACCATACCAGTTATGAATATAGCTACTGATATCGACGATAATGAGCTTTTGGCAACACTAGAGAACAGCATTAATGCGGCTGATTCATATGCTGAAAGTGAGATAGGTGAGCAGAGAGATAAGGGCCACAGGTATTACTACGGTCAACCGCTAGGCAATGAGAGAGCAGGGCGATCACAGCATGTCAGCATGGACGTTTTTGATGGGATCGAGAGCGTCAAGTCGTTAATGATGGACTGCTTTACCAGTGACCGCAACGTGTGCCGCTTTGATCCGCAAACCGCAGAGGACTTTGTGCCAGCGAAGATGGCAACTGCACTGACTAATTATATTTTTTATCGAGAGAACAACGGGTCTAAGGTTTTGCACGATGTGATCCATGATGCGCTGATAGCTAAGACCGGAATCGTGAAGCGGTATTACAAAAATTATTACGAGTATGAGGAAGAGACGTTTGAGGGTTTGGATGAGGCTAGTTTTTCTATGCTGGCATCTGATCCTGCTGTCACGATTATGGAGATTGCAGAAGAGGCTGTTATGGCTCAAGTGCAAGACCCACAAACCGGTGAGCCTGTAGCGATTCAACAGACAATGTACAGCGGAGAGATTGCTCGGAAGATAGATAAGTCAAAAGTGTGCGTTGAAGTCATACCGCCAGAGGATTTTTTGATAACTCCTAGGGCAACTGATGAGAATGACGCTGACTTTTGCTCACACCGCACAAGCCGCACACGCGGTGAGCTGTTAAGTGAGGGGTATGACCCTGAGATAGTGCAAAAGCTTGATGAAGATCGTGACATGCATGAGGACGGATCGCTTGGACGTGATTCTGTGGACAACGTGCGTCGAGATGACAGCTTCGAGTCAGATAATGATCGCGAGTACGTCACAATATACGAGTCATACCTTAAAAAGTATCGCTCAGACTTACAAAAATGTGTTTATTTGAAGGTTTTACACAGCCGCAAAACTTTATTAGACGTTGAGATGGTAAGCGAGAAGCCGTTTAGGTATTTCACCCCCTTCCCGTTACCTCATCGCTTTTACGGGATGAGTCTTGCAGATGTGTTAGTTGATATCCAGAAAACGCAATCCAGCTTAAAGCGTGGCGTTGTAGATCACACGTTTATGACGAACACATCACGATTTGTTGCAAACTTATCATTGGTAAAAAATCCCAGAGATTTGCTGGATAACCGCGTTGGAGCAGTTATTGATGTTAATAGTCCTAATCCTGAAAGTGTTGTTAGGCCAATGCCTATGCCGAACTTGTCAGGCACTGTGTTTCAAGCAATGGAAGCGTTAGAGGTTGAGAAAGAAGCGCGTAGTGGTATGAGCCGTATGGCGAGAGGTATGGACAGTACGGTTGTGAGTAAGCAGAACAGCTCTGACTTAATAACTCAGTTTATGAATGCCAGTAACCGTCGAATTATGGTTATGTGCAGAAATTTTGCCGAAAACTTTTTAAAGCCGTTGATGTTTGATCTTTACAAGCTTGCGGTTGAGAACGAGAAGCAAGACAAGATGGTGCAGTTAGATGGGCAGTTTGTCCCGGTCAACGCGCAGTTTTTAGGTGATCGTACAGAAATGACTGTGGCTGTTGCGTTGACGCCAGAGGAGCAAGCGCAAGAAGCTCAGATGTTGTTGAGCTTAGACCAGCAATTCACTATGAATCCGCAAGACCCATCACTGGGTGGAATGTACGGCGCTTCGCAACGTCACGCAATGCTCAGTAGAGCCTTTGAGTTGTTAAATATTAAATCAGCGGATATGTACTTATTTAATCCAAATAGTCCTGAGTTCCAGCAGATGCAACAGCAACAACAAGAGGCGCAACAAGCGGCTGATTTAAAACAACAGCAGCAACTTGAGTTTAACGCGGATATCACCTCAAGACAGGTAAGCGTGATGGAGGGGCAGCTTGAGCTAGATGCAATTAAAGAACAAAACCGAATGATTATTGATGTTGAGAAACAAGAGCACAAAGAAGAGGAGCAAGATAGCCGACTATTGATGGACGTGGAGAAACAAAACCACGACATGGAGATGAGTGAAAAAGAGCTGGCTTTGGAAAAGGTTCAAAACAGAAACGTGAGCATAGGTTAAGCAATGAGTATTGATCAGAAAGCACTTGAAGAGTTCGTTAAAAAAGCGGCTCAAAAAAAGTTCTCAAAGAAAAAGACGCGGAAACAAGCGTTCGACGATTTCCAGAAATGGAAAGACGGCAAGGTAGATAAGGACACAACGCTACCAAGGCCACCCACGAGAATACGTTGAGTATTCTTTTAAACTAACCACATATGTGGAGTTACAAAATGACAAATGAAACCGTAATTGAAGACAACATGGGTGAGATGGCTGCACAAGCTAGTTCTGCACAGCAAATGCTTGATAACAACAGCTTTAATAAGGCTTTTGATGCATTAAACAGCAGTTTAGTACAGCAGATTGTTGCTACACCCCCCGAAGCAAGCGAAGAGCGTGAGCGTCTATATATGATGTTTAAAGCTGGGCAGATGTTTGTGCAACAGCTTGCTGGATTGATAAACAACTACGAGTTGGCAAATCAACAAGAAGTAGAGTAAAATAGGAGTTATACGATGTCAGAAGAGCAAACCTTACCGGACTCCAATGAAGTCGATAATAGTGACATTATCTCAAGACTTACGGCTGCACTGGAGTCAAACGACCAAACCGAAGAGCCTAGTAACGAGGAAGATGTAGCCGATGAGGCTACTGACGAAGTAATCGATGAGGATCAGGAGTTTGAGCAAGAAGACGAGTTAACTGAGGAGGTCGAAGAAGACCCAACTGATGAAGACCCGGATGAAAGCGAAAACGAACCTGAGTTAATAACTGAGGGTATGATCGAGGTAGATGGCGAAACGCTGTCTGTTGAAGAGATTAAACTGGGTTATTTACGCCAAGGCGATTACACCAAGAAGACGCAAGCTGTCGCCGAACAGCGTAAGGCCGCCGAAGAACAAAGCAAGTCTTACGAATCCACACTTAGCGCCCTCTTAACCGCATCGGGAGCAGACCTTTCACGCTTTGACAATGTGAACTGGGAGCAAGCAGCGGTTGAAAACCCCGATCAATATAAGCAAGCGAAGGCTATGTATGAGCAGACGCAGCAGACTTACAACTTTATAAAGTCTCAAGCGAATGATCATCAAAAGCGGGTTCAAGATCAACAACAGACACTGGTAAAAGAAAAAGCTGCCGAAAGTCTGACTGTCCTGAAGTCTACTATCCCAAATTGGAATAACGACGTGTATTACTCCATTGGAGAATACGCTAAAAACGCATTAGGTGTTTCTAGCGAGGAATTCAACGGTATTACCGATCATCGTTCCATAACGGCAATGTACAAAGCTATGCAATTTGACAGGGCTAAAACGGAGACGCAAAAGAAAGTAAAAGCGTCCCCGAAAAAAACTTTGTCGGGTAAGAAAAGCGAACCTAAAAACCTTGGGAAAAAAGAGACTTACCGCAAAGCGCGGGAACGTCTTAAAAACTCAGGATCAATGGAAGACGCGGTTCAAGCCCTCTTAAATCGAAGCTCATAATTAGGAAAATTCAACATGCCAACAGTAGCCAATACCTTAAAAACCTACGATCAGGTAGGTAAAAAAGTCGATATCGAAGACATAATCTACGATATTAGCCCCACTCTAACCCCTTTCACTTCTTCAATTGGATCAAGCTCTGCAACAGCTACTCTACATCAGTGGCAGCAAAGCGAGTTGTCGGCTGTAGCGACTAATGCCGTTGTAGAAGGAGCAGATGCGGGTGCCGCATCAAACAACACTACAACTATGAAAAATGCTAGTACCCAGATTTTCAGTAAAGTTGTGCAGTCTTCAGGAACTTCTGAAGCTGTTGGAACATACGGAAGAAGCTCAGATTTACAGATGAACATTGCGATGAAGGGAAAAGAAATGCGTCGTGATATAGAGCACGCGTTTGTCGGAGCTCTTCAGGCTGGTACTGCCGGAAATGGAACAACTGCTCGTCAGTTAACTTCGGCACAAAATCAAATTGACTCATCTACTACTAGCACCGCTGGTTCTCCCCGTACATTTACCGAGACTCTGCTTTTGGGGAATCTTCAAGCTGTTTATGAAGCCGGTGGCGATCCAAACCAGATACAAGTTACACCTTCACACTCTGTAGTGGTTGCAAATTTTGCGGCGTCAGCAGGACGTGAGCGGGACTTTAGCACTGGCACTAAGCTAGTTAATTCCGTAGATTTATATGTAAGTCCGTTCGGCCAATGTTCCGTGATCCCAAATCGCTTCCTACAAGCGAATACTTGTCTTGTTTTAGACACTGAGTATTGGTCTCGTGCGGTTCTGCGTCCTATGCAAACTATCAACTTAGCCCGAAATGGCGACAGTGAGAAAAAGCAAATGATTACTGAGCTTACTCTTGTTTGTGAAAACGACAAAGCGTCAGGCGTTATCTCTGCCCTAACTGCTTAATGTTAAAACTGGGCAGCCCTTCGGGGCTGTCCTTTTATTTATATTTGGGGTTTTTTATGTCTAGTGAGTTGAAAGAAAATATTTATCACGATGTCGTTTCCGACAAAGTTCATATCTCACACTCTCAAGATGTTAGTGCGATTTTAGAAGCTAATAAACGTGCTAGAGATCAATCTGAAGGACAGAAAATGGGGGACATGGTGCGCGTAGCAACAATCCCGGATGTCGTTGCTATTCAGTGGATGCAAGAGGGCATTAATGTTATGGCTCCAAATCGTGAAGATTTAAGAAGAATGAAAAAAAAGCTTAACTCTCCAGAGTGGGCGTATTTAAGAACGGGCGGCGGCAGATTATGAGCCTTGCTAACTATGACGGTCTCAAAGCCTCAGTGGCTAACTGGTTAAACCGGGCTGACCTTGCAAATGAAATACCAGATTTTATTGAACTTGCGGAAAACCGCATATTCCACGATGTACGCGTTCCAACTAACGAGAAGACGGTTGTTCTGACAATCAGTTCTGACGGGTACGCGACTATACCAAGTGATTTTTTAGAGGTTAAAGACGTTTTCTTTAACTATGAACCTTTGCAGCGCGTGTCACTGACAGACTTATATGCATACGTTGACGCGTCAGGCAAACCGACGTGCTTTGCGCGTGAGACTTATAGGTTTAAATTTTTCCCCAAGCCAACAATAATTGCTTTAGATGAAATGAGGATGATCTATTACTACGACGTGGGTCGTTTGAGCTCTTCTGCAACTACTAACGTTATGTTGAGCACAGCACCAGAACTTTATCTGTACGGAGCACTTGTTGAGGCCAGTAACTTTTTAGGCTCTGACGGGTCGCGGTGGGAGTCTGGATACCAGCAAGCATTTGCAAGACTAACAAAGCACTCAAGGGATTCCGAGTTTGCGGGATCAACACCCCAAGTAAATAGCGGATACTAATATGGCTGGATTTTTTGGTCAGAACCCTGCAAGCACGGTTGTTGGAACTATCAACTCAGCGGAAGCTACGATAGCGCAAAATGCGGCTACTGAAACGGACACATCCAGTGGCTTTTATCAGGGTTCTCCTATTCAGACAACAACTAATGCGTACACAGCCGACGCATTGGCATCAAAGAACGCAGCCGCTATATCTGCGGCATCAGCGGCGCTGTCGGCTTCTGCTGCGTCAGCGGCAGCTACGAGTGCATCTACTGTCTTAATTGCGGGAAGCGGTTCTACAACCGTCTCCGGGGCACATCCAGAATTTACTATATCCACGCCTACAGTTGTGTCGGCTTTTACTAACGATGAAAACTACCTAAACCCCAACTCGACGCTGGATGCGGGTAACTTTTAAAAAATAACGAGGCTCTCCCCAAATGGCACAAACGATTAAAATCAAAAGAAGTACAACTAACGGAAGTGCAGGCGATAGTTACAACACTCCTGCGTCTTTAGCAAACGGTGAGTTAGCGTACTTAAACAATGCGACACACAAAAAGCTCTACATCGGCAGACCCGGAGGCGGCACTGGCGACATCGATATCATCGGTGGTAAAGACACTGTAGATAAAGCAGATGCCGCACTACCTAAAACTGGCGGTGTGATGACAGGAGACATCACTGGTAACGGCACAGTTTACGGACGCGCTATGGGTACGGATGGAGCCAAGCTCGACGGTATTGAGGCAGGGGCAGACGTTACTGACGCAACTAATGTCGAAGCCGCATTGGGAGCGTTTGATATTAGTCTTGCAGATAGTGTCAAAGCTAAATTCGGTGATAGTAATGATTTACAAATTTACCATGATGG